CATAGAGCTTCGCAGAGTGAATCCGCTGCGCCCCAGTCTGCAAGCATTTCGACGTCGAACGTCCACTGTGAATCGATCGACTTATAAGCCTTCGAGTAAAGAGTGTCGTAAGTTTCGATAGTGACGTCCGCTGAAAGCGTCGCGCTTGTCGCTTGCTCGTCGTAGTTCTTAGTCGCGATCGTCATAGCGAGATCGCGTCCAGTAATGACGGTCGTGGCCATTGTTTTCTCCTTAGTTTGTCTGTGTGTAATAGGTCGACAGCTGAATCTCGCCCGCGAGAATCTCTGACGCGCCTATCGTTAACGGAATCGGATTCGATACGTCTCCGACTTCATACCCTGACGGAACGGCCGCCAGAATGCTAATTACGAGCTTCTCCCAGTTATCGAGTGCGCTCTGATTATCGTAGATCGCTACGCCTACGCTTACGACTAGATTTACTTTTAGCTTTACGTTCGACTTACCCAAGAACGTCGGCTGTAAATACGGAACGCTCGGAGTGACGGCCGCGAATGGCACGATCGGAGCTTCTGGAACTGAATCGTAAGTGTTCGCCGCTACTCCTTGGATCGCTGTTTTAAGCGGAGTACGGACGCTCGTAAGAATAGAAGAAGCTGGCACTTTAGCCGCCGATCATTACGTCGACGTCTATGTAATTACCCAAGAGACCGATTACGCGATTCTGGAGACTGCGGCCCATTCTGTAGGGCGAACTCTGAAAGTCGAGACCTTCGATCTGACCGCCCGCAGCTGTGCGAGATTGGAAGACTTCGATAGATACGGCGTAGATAGCGGACTCGATCGACGCGTTTCCGACGTAGATAGTCGCAGCTGAATAGCCGCTAAGTGTTGCCATGCCGTTCGGAATAATCTGGCGACGTGTTACGTCCGTCGATGTAAGAGCGGCAGAGAATGAAGAATCGGTGACGACTGTAAGAGTGTGAGTGGCTGTAAATGGAGCTGGAAGTCCCGTAATGACGATCGACTGTCCTACGACGAATGGGTGTGTGCGACGTGTAAAGAATGTTGCCACGTTCGCGTTTAATTCGTACTCGATTACAGCTGTCGAGTTCTGAATAAGCAGCGGGAGAATAACTTGCTCCGCTGTGTCGATGATGTCGTTTAAGTAAGCGTCGTCGTAGAGAGAAGAGCTAACGCCTAAGACGGATCTTAGCTGCGAAGCTGTAATGATGTTAGGCATTAGCCCTTCCCTTCTACTGCTCGCCTAGCTCGGGAGCGAACTAGGCGATGATCGATTTATTCGGATTACTGCTTGTTATTCTTAAATGCGCCAGCTGCGATCTTGGTCGCTAGTGCGCCATAACCGTAGTAGCCGACAGTAATCTGGCCAGAAGCGATTACGTCCGCGCGTAGGCGGAAAGTAGGTCCTTCGTACCATGTGTAAGCGTCTGGGTTAACGACGAGAAGAGTTCCATCGCCATCGCCCGCGTTAGTTGGGTCTACGAATAGATCCAAGCCCGCGACGTTTCCTACTAGTGAATCTGGACGAACTACGCCGCCCGCGTTGCTTGGCTGTGAAGCGTTATAGATCGGACGTCCTGAGTCGTTAAGAGTCATCAAGTTAGCCCATTGGCCAGTTGATGCGATAAGTGACTTCGCGAAAGGACGTGGAAGTCCAGCTGTAGCCGCGTAAACAGAAGCAGCTCCGCGAGAGATAATGCCAAGTAGCTCGGCAGCTGTTGGATAAGTAGTGGTAGTAGTTCCGTCAAGTGTAGCTCCTGAGATTAGAAGACCGTTGACGTAAGCATTCTCGGCCTTAGCCTTAGCTGCTGCCATGTTACGGATTAGTTCATCGAAGAACGCTGGAGAAGTACGATCTAGAAGCTCGACTGAGAATGTCTGCTGTCCAGCGAACTTCTTAACGTCTACAGTGATGAAAGCCGAGTTCTGATCTGTGTCAGATGGAGTTCCTTCTTCCGCTGTGACTGCGACAGTAGGCATCTGAGTAATCTTAGGAATCTCGAAAGTCATACCCGCATCTGGAAGAGTTCCGCGAGAGATTGCGTCGATCGATGGACGGATAGTAGTTCCGAGTCCGTTTACTACTTCTGCCATCTGGCGAGTAGGTACTAGGCCCGCGTTATCTGTCGTGTTATCCGCTGCGAGAACGTACTGGCGAGCTTGATCGTCGCCCATCGCTGCGCGAATGGTGTTTTCCACGTACTTGGCAGCTGTGAACTCCAAGCGTGGCTTAGTGAATGATCCGCCTACGATTGGCTTCGCTGCGGCTGTTGTTGACTGAGCAGCTTCGACCGTCTCGACGGTTTCCGCGTTTGTGACGGTGTTGTCCACTTCGTCTCCTTCTGTTGTTGGTGTTACTTCCTCTTCCACTGTGGAATCGGAGATCTGTTCGGCGACTTCTTCGCCTTCTGTTGCAGCTACTTCACTTACGCGAGCAGAACGTACCGCTGGCTCTGTTACTAATGCGACTCCAGTTAATTCTCCAGCTAAGACGCGCATAGTGCCGTCTTTCTGCATGATGTAATCGTCTACAGCTAACTCGATGGAGAAGCCATCGCGAAGTCCGTCCATCGCTTCGGTGAGCGCGTCCGTTCCCGCTGTAGTGTTTGTAATCTTAAAGACTGCATCGATCGAATCTTCGTTTAGTGTCATGTCCATAGTTTTACCGATTGGACGAGTGCGATCGTGTTCCAAGTTTAACTTTACGGAAGCTGGAGCGATCGAACCTTTTGCGAATACGACTTTTCCAGTCGATGCGTTCGCAGCTTCCTCGAATGCGACGATGCGCCCGCTAATAGTGCGCGAGTTAGAATCTGCCGCTGTTATGTTCATTGGTGTAGTGATTTTCATAGAAGTAGATCCTCTTCTTCGCGTATCTCATCGATCGACATAGCACCGATTCGATTTAGTATCTCGTACACTTGCGCGCGCTCCATTGGATTACCGCGCAAGAAGTCATCTAGATCGAACTTTACGTCTTGGCCCAAGGGAGTAAAGTCCGATAAAGATAAACGCTGCTCGATCGCTGTCATTAGCGGACGCAGCGAATAATCAATTAGAGAACGTCTTTCGCTTACTGCATTCGAGTAAGTAAATGAGTTCGGCTCTGCACTTGCGAAATAAGCGGGTAATCCCGCAGCGCGGCAGAGTTCCAGAGCCAGGTATCCCCGGGCTTCGTTGAGCTGAAGATTCTTAGGATCATAACCGACAGTCTCGATCGACACGTCACCGTTTAAGAATGTAACAGCTTTAGAAGTGCGATTCTTAAATGCTGCAACTAAAGCAGCTACGCGATCTTTCGGAAGTGCTACGCCAGAGTTCTTTAGAATAGTTTGTGGATTAGGATTTATCGCGAAGTCGTAAGCTGTTTTCTCTAACGCCGAAGCTGCGCGAATAGTACGTCCAGCGCGATTTAAGATTCCTTCATCGAGTCCAGTAAAGACGACCAGTTCGCTCGGATCAATTACTATTCCATCGACAGAGTAACCGTCGATCTCTGTTCCGTTAGCGTTAGTCGTAACAGTTACACGAACTGGATCGATTCTTTCCATCGCCTGAATCCGACCAGTGTCCGCGTAGCGTTGCATAACACGCGCATAGCCGTAACCATAGAACAGAATGTCCTCGGCTAACCATGACCAGAACGCAGAGCCAGCGATTCGCGGGTCTGGTTGATTGATGACACGCGGCTGTTGCACTCTTTCGCCTGTTGCGATGTTGCGAGTGTGCATCTCGAAAGATCCTAGAGTTGTGCAGATGATGTTACGCGCGCGAGCTAAAGCTGGAACGCCCATCGCTTCGGTACGAGTAGCGGTCTGATTACCCATAAAGTAATAGCCGCCAAGAGAGTTAAGAGTGTTAACTGGGTATAGCGATTCGGCCGCGTCGATGCTTATAGAATCTGGAGACGCAGCGTTAACCTTCGGAACAAATAGATCGAATAAGCCCATGTCGCAATTCTACGAGAGCGCGTTACAGCTATCCGACCATGATGTCAAGATCCATCGGTGGGCGTGTCGCGTAATGAGTGACTAAGGCTGTCGCAACCGTCGCGCATACAGTCGACTGCGAAGCTCTCCGCCCGATAGTCCAGCCACCATCTCCGAACGGAAGTCTCGCAGCTGATAAGATCTGCTTGGAGAGTTCTGTCTGTTTCGGGTCGTGTCGTAATCTCTTCGATGTGATCGCTCCTAACAATTCGTCGCAAGCTTGGCCGTACAGTGCGCCGTCAA